GCTATTTTATAGGCCTTAGGCTAATATTAACTCCAGGAACTACAACCATAGGTAGTTCATTGATAAGGGCAAGATTCGTTAAAACGCTTTGGTCGTGCCTATGTTCAATGAAAGACCTGTGGTTTTTGTATTTACTTGGCGCATCATTAACAACTTGGTCAATATTTATCCATTTTGACCACTCATGCATTAAATAAATCGTAAAATCCGTTTTACGAAGGGCTAAAAACCCTGCCTCTATTTGCATTGGAGCTTCATTAAAGAACCTAAGGCATCCCATTAAGTCGTAACAATCCCCTTTTGTATAACTTATGTGATTATGAAAATTCTGATGAAGTAAAATCGACTTATCTTTTAAGTATTCTTTTGTAAAAGAGAAGCACTCAGCATTATGAACGTCTAAAGAGTCAAAATAAATCAAGATATCATCTTCGTTTAACTCGAACAAAGAATCAATAATGATTTCAGGCTTCCATCTCCACCAATTATTCCCCCTTCCAGGTCGTTTTTCATCCTCGAAGGTTTTTACTGGAAATGGATACTCATTAGCTTGAGCCTTGGCCGCAGTTAAGTATTCTGGCGTTGCATAGTTAATTCCAAATATTTTCATATTAAAACTTGTGAGAGCAGTTATACAGATGTTTGAATGAGTTTAATTGACAAGGGGCATCGAAAAACTTTTGAGAATACGCCCTTTCAAGGACATGACCAATAAATGACACTTTTACCAACTTCTTTCCTATGCAGTCTGTTATTAAGTCTAAATGAGAATTGTCCCAAGTTAACGTATAATTTGAGGTCGATGGAACTGAATGGTGAAAAAACTCTTGCGATCCCTTGCCGGTCAGTTCTTTTATGAGCGGCTCGAAGTTTCTATCTCCATAAGACCAAAATGGGACTTTATTGACTGGATAAGTAAAATATCCGCAATACTGCATTTGAGTAAAATCACCTGTTTTGACTATATCATACTCAAACAAATTAACCACATCTCCGTTTTGAATGTATCCGTTTTTGGCCAATACATACCATCCAGTCCAGGCTACTATGTTTGGGTGTCTTTCAATATTAACCGCTTCTTCCCTTGCTATAATCGGATTCAGGTGTTTGATAGAATCAAAATTATTAAATCCGAGCATGACCCAAGTGTATGAAGGCAAATGTGAAAATCTCTTTTCCCTTTCGCACTGAAGTGCTATATCGGCATTATGACAAAAAATAAATGTCTTGGCTTTCATATTATGATTTTGTTTTGTAAAGACTCAGCATAGCTCTCCCCCTGTCGTCTAAGGTGTATTTTGTTTGATAAGACTTCAGTTTACTCAAGAATACTGGCAACGAAAGCAACTCAGCATCGTGAATCATCATTAACCCACCCTCTTTTAGCTTATTGTTAAACAAGTCGGTCATTTCTTCAATCATTTTATCCCCATGGTCTGAATCATGAAAGATAAAATCAAACTGCCTTACTTCTTTGGTTGCCTCAATGCTCATTTTGCAGTTCCACTCAACATTAAATTCTGATAGCAAGTCCTCTCGTTTATCTTTGACCGTATCATCGGTATCATAAACAACCACATCAAGACCGGCTAAAGCAATAGCCAACGTTGAATGCCCCAAATAAGAACCAAGCTCTAACGCCAAGCCACCAGAATATTTACTGGCAGACTCATGTATTTCAAGAATATGCTTTAATGCTGTCGTATAAATATGAGAGTAATCTAACGACTTTAGCTTTTCAATATTTTCATTTTTTATCATATCATCTGCATTTTAGAATTGATAACCCCAAGTACTTCACGAGAAACGCCAACATAGTTAGGCTCTCCATTTGAATGCCTGTTCATCCTTAAATGAGCAGGCTTCCTTCTCGGCTTGGATGCCATACTCTTATACCCCTCCAGGCTTATAAAATAATCACACATCCGCATCCAATCAATATGAGAATACTGAACATAATGCTCCTTATGGTAAAATATAGATGCCTTTATGTTAAAAATAGGCAAGTCATTGACCGCAAAACGATAGGGCAGCCAATAATCCCACCAAGTTTGCCCCATAACAAAAGGTGCTTCCGAAAATAAGTGGTAGAACTTCTTATGAACAACAAAAACGTCTATTCCGACAAAATATCTAATCCCTTTAATATAGTTCCCACTATGGTCGTACCTGTTTGATATAACCAACCCTCTTTCACAAGCTTCTAAGTATCCGCCAAGAACCTTCCTTTGGTCTCGAAGTTCTATGTCCGAGTTAATGAGCATAACCGAGTCGTAATCGTTCTTACGAGCGTAATCTATCATATCGGTTATATAAACATACGGTGCTTTGAACACCTCTTTCCCACTTTTAGGTGCATCCACACGAATACAGCCACTCGGAACTTTTATTTCCTCGCATGGGTCGTTCATAGTAACCACATCCCCGATATCGGCTGCCACCCAAGAACTCACACACCTCTGCTGAATATCCCCATTCACATGAGTGGGGCTAATCGAAGTTATTACGAGCCTTCTCATATATGAGCATACTCAGCCTTAGCATCGAATGATGGACAGGCCTTGTTCACTTTTGGGAAGTCCCTATGGCCTTGAATTTTTGCGTCTGGGTACTTGGCACGCCACGCGTGAAGGACTTGACTGAGTGCGTCCTTTTGGCCCTGTGTCCGATTGTCAAACGCATTGCCACGCGAATCAATGCCGCCGATATAGGATACGTGAAGTGAACCACTATTATAACCAGCCACCCCGTTACAAATCTCATCGTCCTGTGCCAAAGTGACAACTTCCCCATTTGCTTTAATAATTTTATGATATCCTGGGGATTTCCATTTTAAGTTCTCCTTCCAATAACGTTGGATGCTCTCAACCGTTGTAGATTGAGGGGTAGCAGTACAATGAACGCACAAGAACTCAATCTTTCTCATATCGTCTAATTAAGTGATTTTTTCGTTTATCGTGCGAATATACGATTAGGTCGTATGAAATTTAGCTTCCACAAATCTTGTGTCGTTCTGTGCGCCCTTGTTTCTGCTTCCTAATATAACCCTGTTCACCCTCAAGTTCATCCAATAGCCTCCGAGTGGCTTCGGTGGTCTTCCCTTCTCAACGTGGTATCCACCTTCACCTGCGCCAAATTCATCCTTGTATGTACTTGTCCGTAGTTGATGCACCCTTCGATGAGTGATGATTTTATTTCTTTTGTTGTAATGATGCACCATATTGACATGGTGATATAACTCATGAACGTGACCCTGCCACGTTAGGTCATAGCCTTCGGTGTTAGCCATAATACGTTGGTCTTGAATAACCCCCTTGGTTACTGAGCCACCTCCTCCTGAACCATGATAGTAGTGGATGATGAATGCCGTGTTGCGCGTTACATCATCGTTTGGGGTACTTACGTTCAAGTTAATATGGATAGTTCCTCCATATCCGCCAATCTGCACATTCCCTTTATGCTTGTAATTGAAGATGGCTTGAAACTGTCGAAGCGCATCAAACTCCATGTGCCGTAATACTCCTGTTTCGTGGTTTCCATAGCCGATTAAAGCAAGGTTATCATTGTATGGTGCGAACCAATCCACTGCATCCTCGACTACGGCTTGTAAGTAGTTGCCCTTGTTATGTTCCGGTCGGATATCATCCTTGCTTCTCCTTGGGTCGCCCTTTCCTTGCATTAGACAAAAGAAGTCTCCGTTCACAATAATGATAGCTTTACGCTGAACGGCCTCATCCAAGTCTTTTTTGAGCAACGCCCTGTCGCACTTCGGGTTATCCCAATGTAGGTCAGAAATCAACAAAAAATCACAGGATTTTCCTTTTATAGTAATTAGGTGAATGTTTGACTGAATCTGTTGGATTGAGTGTATCATTAGGTGGCTTGGTTAATGCCGCAAAGATAGTAACCTTAATTAAGTCAGTTTTTTCATAAAAATCTACCATATTTGCAGTATGAGTAGCGAGTTTGAGTCTGACACTCCCGTTAAGTACAAAATGAAACTTGTGCCCGGGCATTCTCCTCCCGAGCCGCAAGGGGTTAAGCTAACCGATATAAAGAAAGGCAACCTCAAAAAGCTCTTGGAGATTGAGATGTCCAAGACAATTCAAGGGGCTACTCGTGCCGAAGGTATTGTAGCCAGATTGGTTACTATGGCTATTCAGGGAAACCTGAGGGCAATAGAACTGATTATGGCTTATATGTACGGAAAACCACAAGCGCAGGTTCAGGAAACGGATATTAAGCCATTCGTTCTTGAACTGACCGAAGGGCAAAAAGAAACTCCTGTTGAAACTAACGGCGAAGCAAACTCTGGCGTATAAACTGGCTCTTTCGGGGGAAAAACAGTTTATTCTCTTTGGGGGGGCAATTCGAGGTGGGAAAACTTACTGGCTTCTTCTCACCTTCATATCGCTTTGCTCTAAGTACCCGCGTTCTCGTTGGATCATAGTCCGTGCATCCAGACCTACTCTTGAGCGCACCACTATGGTTACTTTCAATTCCATCCTGAATGAGGGGCTTCGGGCGTACATATCTTCTTACGACAAGCAGGCTCTTATTGTTAGTTTCACCAACGGCAGTGAGCTTATTTTTATGGGGGAGAACTACGACACCGACAAAGACCTTGACCGCTTTAAGGGACTTGAAATCAACGGAGGTGGCATTGACGAGATTAACGAGTGCCAAGAGGCTACCTTGTATAAAATGTTAGAGAGGGCAGGTTCATGGAACAACGCTGAGGGCAGGCCCCCGATTGTTGTTTTGGCTACTTGCAACCCGGCAAGTAATTGGGTGAAGGAGGAGGTTTACGATAAGTGGGTGAAGGGGACTCTGCCTGACACTTGGGCGTACATTCCATCCAAGATAACGGACAATCCGTATATCCCTGAGGACTACCTCAATTCTTTGAAGGCCAATATGCCAGAGTACGAGTATCTTCGTTTCGTTGAGGGCGACTGGGAGGTTCAAGAGAAGCCTGAAAATCCGTTCTTCACCGCATTTGAGCCGAAGCAGCACGAAAGCCAAGAGACGTTTTTCAATCCGAACTTGCCGATTTTATTCTCCTTTGACTTCAACTTACAGCCATTTGCAGGTATTGTATGCCAAAAGTGGAAGGATGATGATGGCGACCACTTCCATATCGTTGATGAGTTCTCCGTTGCTGATGGCTCTATCCCTAAGATGATAGACGTGATAAAAGAACGCTATGAGCCATACCTTCCTATGTGTTTGGTTACTGGCGATGCTATGGGCAAACGAGGCGATTTATCTCAGAGGGATAATGCCAACTACTATGAGCAGTTAGCAAGGGGCTTGAAGCTAAGCGGAAAGCAAATCCGTGTTCAAGATAACCCCAAGCACGAGAACTCTCGAGCCGAGTGCAACTATATTTTGAGGCACTTCCCTGACTTTAAGGTTAATCCAAAGACTTGCCCCAATACGGCAAGAGACCTTCGAATGCTCAAATGTGATGCCATGGGAAGCATAATTAAGCGAAATAGAAATATAATAACACAACTCGCAGACCACGGAGACTGCCTCCGGTACTCATGTCATACATATCTTGGAGAGTGGTATATTTACCACTTGAAAAAGAGTGGTTATAAACACATCCCCTATGAGCTGTATTGAGTGTACCGATTGTCCTTCCATTGGGACTTATGACATTTGTTGCGATGAAATACTCGTGGCTACTAACTTAACTGCATCTACCGACTATTTGGTTAGGATACTTGACTTAACCTTGAATAGATACATTAACGAAACGGTAACGAGTGATGCTTCCGGGAACGTTTCTATTTCTATAAGTCAGGCTATATATGCGCCAAGCAGAACGTATGAGGTGAAGGTTTATGCAGATGCAACTTGTTCTTTGGATGACCCCATTGAGTTTGAGATGCCTGATACTTCCGAGGCTGCTGATTGTGTTTCATTTGAACTAATTTATGCTGATTGAAAGAGCTATTGTGGTTAGCCTCATGATTGTGGCTACCCATATTTCTATGGAGGCGGATATGTGGCTTGAATGGCTAAGACGTATTTTTTCCAAGCTTGTCCCTGAGTCAAGTGTATGGAGCAAGCCGTTATACAACTGCGTTGGCTGTATGGCTTCTGTTTGGGGTGTTTTCTACTATTGTATTACTGCTTTAACCCCTTACTTTGGGTTTAGTCTTATAGAAATGGCTATCGTGTGCGTTATCTGCATACCTTTGAACTTCATTTTTATAAAACTATCGTGATAGCCGAATTACTTTACAAATGGTTTCCCAAGCAGTTCAATCAACTTGTTTGGGATGCTACCTATAAGCCAGACAAGATGCGCGGATTGAAGTTCGCCTTTGTCTGCGAGGGGCACAGGTTCTATGTGTTTGACTCTCTCTTTGAGATGCCTTTGGAGCGTCTTGGGAGGGCTCAAGACTTCGTAATGCAGCTTCAGAGGATGGTGAGCGACCAAGAGCTAACGCGGTTTCTCGATTCTATGGAGTCTGCTTTATTCGAGTCCACGAATGCTGAAAAGCTCAAGTCCATATCGAGGATTGGCTTTCTGATTGGGGAGATGAAGGAGCGAAAGAAGATTTTGATTCACCCTGAAATCATGATGGAACTTGCCAGTTGTATGCTTGTAAGGGAAGACCAAGACCCTGCCGACTGGAATGATGAGTTTGAGCAGAAGAAAGTGGAGATGTTTCGAAGGAACTACAAAGGCAAGGGGTTATATGATTTTTTCGTTTCCGGCGGGTTGAAACAGTTCTTTCCCAACTTAGATTCTTTCGAACAAGATTGGGAAACATATTTAGAGATGTCTCAGTCCCGCCTTCAAGCCCTCGAGGAGTTAATGAAATCACCTCCCTCGGTAGGCAGCTCTACGATCAAGACAAAGAGTACCGTGAATTAGTCATTTATCTATCTGATGGGGATGTCCTTCGCTACAACGCTTACATGAAAGTGTCCGTTGAAAAAGCCTTAACTTTGCTTGAGTTTAATCGAGAGAGGCAGAAACGGGAAATGGAAAGTCTAAAAAGCGATGGCAAGAATACAGATAGAATATACGGCAAACGTAACCAATCTTCAGCAAGGGTTAAATAAGATAATTCAGTTAAACCAACAGGTTGCTAACTCTGCAAGGCAGGCGGCTACTGCGGTTAATAACATAAGTGCTTCTTTGAAGGGGGCGGCATCCAATGCTCAGAGGATGTCGGCTCAAACGCGATCTTCTTTCAATGCTGTTCAGAGCAGTTCTGCTGCGGCTACCAGACAGATTGCTCAGTTAAATGCGGCTATGAGATCCGCCTCTGCGAACGCCAATTCCTTGAGTGCCTCTATGAGCAGGATGGCTACGAGTATGAGTGGCGCGTTTAATGCTGCATCAAAGTCAAGCAACCAACTTTCTTTAGGTCTTGGCGGCCTTCGCAGTATGGTTGCCCAGGCGTTTGCTGTTGGCACTATTATAAACTTTGCTAAAAGTGTAACTGATGTTGTTGCGAGGCTTGAGCTTATGCAACTGAGGCTTAACTACATATATGGAAGCACGACTGCGGGCGAGTTGGCTTTTTCAAGGCTTACGGGCAAGATAAAAGCACTTGGCTTGGAGTATGAATCCACAATGGAGCAGGCGGTATCTTTCTCTATTGCTGCAAGACAGGTTGGATATACTACTGGCGTTGCTGAAAAAATGTTCATTGATTTTTCATCTGCCCTAAAAGCAGCAGGTGTTTCTAATCTACAAGCCCAACGATCTTTCTATGCCTTACAGCAGATGATGTCCAAGGGTGTTGTTTCGGCTGAGGAATTGAATAGGCAGATGGGTGAGTCTTTGCCTGGTGCTGCTTACTTGATGTATAGGGCTTTCAAGCAACTTCACCCCGAGCAGGTTCAGACGTTTGAGGACTTTAGGAAGCTTCAGAAGGAGGGCAAGATTTTGACCGCAGAGGTTATAGAGCCTTTCATTACTCTTGTTAGGGATGAGTTTGCCCCTGCCCTTGCCGGTAAGCAGAACTCCGCTGCATCTTCATTAAACAGGCTTACCACAGAGATTGTTTTGTTGAAGGAAGCGCTTCTTGATACCGAAACAATAAAGGGCTTTGCAGACTTTTTTGCAGACGGATTTTCGAGATTGACCTCTTTAATGAAGGCGGAAATACCTACATTAGAAAAGGTTGGTCTTTTGTTAAAAGCTATTTACTATGCCCCTGGGGTTGCTATTTTTGGAGAAGCTGCCACAAGAGGAACTAAATTTGAAGAAACTATTAAAGAAATAGAACGGCAAGCAGCTGCCGCCAAAGCAACTGACGTTTCTTTTCAACTTAGGATGAACGACCTGATTAAGCAAACGGAAGGGATGTCCAAAACGGATTTGGAGAAATTGATTCAAGCACTTGATCAAGATATTAAATCTCAAGGGGAAAGATTAAGCGGGGCGAGAAAAGCAAATACAGCTGAAATTGAATCATTTTTAAGAGGAGAGCCAATCAAAATAGGAGACGAAAAAGGAATTTCAATCCCCTTAATCGGCGACCCAGAAAGGCAAAGAAAGCTATTAGGTTTGGCCGAGTCTTTTATGACTGAACTAAAAACAATTATTTCCAAAGAACCTACGGAAAGTCAAGATGAGGCTACTGGCAAAAAAGAAGACCCGCGATTAAAAGCACTTGAGGACAGGATAGCCGCTCAAAAGGCTTTGATAGCTTCTGAAAAAGAATCTTTAATTCTATTCAACGAAACGGCAGCATTTGAATTAAGCACAACCAAAAACTTAAAAGACCTAACCCTTGAGTTGCTTGAACTTGAAAAAAAGTTAGCTGTATTGAAGGCAGGTGGACCTGGTGAAAAAGCAGAAGCCATTGCTGAACAAGAAATAAAAACAACCGAGGAGCTTATAAAGTTTAGGAAGCAGGAGAGGGATTTGTTGGTAGAGCAAATGAAGCTTGAGGCCATGCTTATTGAGAAAAGACTGGCTCAAACAAAAGAGGGATCTGTTGACGAAATGAATGTGCGTATGGAGCTAATGGATAAAGAGGTTGAAATCGAGATAGCCAAAAACAATTTAGTAGGGGACGCAAGAGATAAAGTTATTCAGGAGAACTTAAAGAAGCAAAAGAAAATGCTCTCTGATTCCGCAAAGAACTTAGAGGAATTTAGGAAAAAAGTCGCAGAAGCCATTCAAGCTCCATTTTTGGATGAAACTCAATTAAAGAGGGCTTCCATTATTTCTGAGTATGAAGAGCTTATATACGAGGTTAAAAATCAATTTGATTTAGGCAAAATATCGGCACAGGAATTTTCTGATGCAGTAAAGGGGCTTAATGATGCTATGCAAAAAGCTCTTGAAGATGTTGGCGGAGATTCCAAAAACCCATTCGGGCTTAGCGATAAACAATTAAGTCAGATAAAAGATGCCCTCAATATTGTGGGCAACGCCTTTAAGGACTTGTATGATGCTCGAATGGAGTTGGCTCGTAGGGCGAATGAAGCTGAGTTAGAGATGCTCGAAAAGAGGTTCAATGCAGGTCTTATGCGCGAGAACGAGTACAATGAGAAGGTAGCCGAAATTAAGAAGAGGCAAGCCCTTGCCGAGCGTGATGCCGCCAAGTTTGGTATTGTCTTAAACACCGCGCAGGGTATTGCCAATGTATGGTCTAAATTCGTGTCTGCCCCTCCTGTTGCCGCTGCCCTAACCGCACTTCTTTTAGGCGTTTCTGCGGCTCAGTTGAATGCGGTAAACTCTGCTCCTTTGCCTACCTTCCACGAGGGGGGATTGGATATTCGCAAGAACTCGAAGAAGAAGCCTGATAACGGCTTGAAGAGCGATGAGTTCTATGCAAAACTCCAAGAGGGTGAGTCGGTGATGACCCGTGAGGAAACAAGGAAGTATAAGGATGTCTTAAAGGCCATTAGGGAGGACGCTATGCCCATAGAATTGATGAAGGCATACAAACTACCTGCCTACCCTCGTTCTATCGACAAGCCCTCTCTTATGGCTTCTAACAGCACCTCCCTTGAACTTGCCTACCAGAATGCGGAATTGGTGGATGCTGTTAAAAGGAATGGTGCTGTAACGATACGGAATGCTAACGATATTGCGGAGGCAATTGTGTCCAAGAGTTCTTTTATGAAAATCGCTAACCGAAGGAGAATTAAATGAGTTTTCAGGTATCTATAAATGATGGCACGTCTTGGATAGCCTTATCCGATGAGCCTATGGGCTTGGTTGATGCGAATATTAAGATTTATCGCGATGAGCAGTTTAGTGGGATAGTGAGTAACATTGTTTCCGACCTTTCCTTTTGGGGTGATGGTTGGGATGTTATCTACCGTTTGTTCACGGACTCTACTCAATGCTTGGAGATACCTGTTCGTATTGAGCAGGATGACTGCACCGGTTTTTTCTTTGAGGGGATTATCTTCCTTGCCGATATTGAGCTTGATATTAGCAGGTGTATAGCCAAGTGCACGATTTCTGATAATTCTTTGTCCTCTCTACTGGCACGAAACTACGATGTTAAAGTTCCTATAAACAGCGAGAAGAGTATTGATGGAACTGCCTTATCCCCTATTGGGGAGATATTGTATAATCCGTTTTATACCTCTGCGGCTACCTATTGGCCTAATGAGGGAGGGGCGTTTGTTGATGGCCCGTTTCGTTGGTATGGACTTATGGAGTTGTATCCATACGTTATGAGGTACTTTACGAACAACGCTCCGCTTACTTTCCAAGATGACCCGGCAAATCCTTATTTTAATGACTCCTCAAAGTATTTTAATCCTGACCACTGGAGGATAAGGATAAATAGCCCTTGTGCAGTAACGGGCTTGAATCCATCTTGCCAAGTAAAGTTTAATGATGCCTATGGGGTAGAGCAAACAATAAGCGTGAATCTTATTGATTGTATAGTTACGGCATTCACTCCACAAAGAGTTTTATTGATGATAGGCGAGGTCATAGGAAGCCATTTTACTATGACAAGCGTAAATCCATTTGATGGCGAGTGGATAGAAAACTATTGTGATAGGGCTATGTTTGTTACAGAGCCCGAAGTAGCCCCTGCTCCAAACCCGGGCGGCTTCGATAGGTATATAGACGTTTACTTCCCTTGGGATGCTGGTACGCTACAAGTAGTGAATTTGGTTGACTGTACTTTTGGAGGACTTACAATAACGCAAGAGGGAACGTATAGCTACGGCCCGTATTACACGAGGATAACCTCCGGTAAGACATTAAAGAATTTCGTTAATCCTGCGGCAGCAACTCCTGAGGATGATGCCATAGCCAATGCAGCCAAGATTAACGTTTCATTTGCTGACCTACAACAAGGGTTTGGTGTGCTGTTTAATCTGGCATTAAAGTTCACCAAGGATGGGGCAGGAAATGACGTGGTTACAATAGGGCAGGAGAAGAACTTCTACGAGACAACCGAGGCTTTTTCCATTGGCGATATTTACGATATAAAGCTCATTAAGGATAATGTTTTTGGCATATCGGCACTCAAAATAGGGCAGTCCAATACAAATCCTTCCTTCGAGGCGGGGATTCAGGAGGAAGCAGATT